ACTTATTAGTCCTTCTAAAATTAAATCTTTAGTTTATGATACACCTAAAAGATCAAAACAAAGTGTAGAACAATTTGAAGAACCTATTAAAGGTCGTACATATGTTGTAACCGTAGATGTCGCAAGAGGTGTAGATAAAGATTACTCGGCGTTTGTTGTATTTGATGTAACTAAAATGCCATTTAGAGTAGTTGCAATATATAAAAATAATGAAGTAAAACCTTTTGTATTTCCTAATATTATATCTGAAATTGCAAAAAGATATAATCAAGCACACATATTAACTGAAGTAAACGATATAGGTCAACAGATAGCAGAAGCACTACAATATGAGATAGAATATCCTAATGTATTAATGTGTACTCAAAAAGGTCGTGCTGGTCAAATATTAGGTGCTATGTATAGTGGTCGTGGTTCATCTCTAGGTGTTCGTATGACAAAACAGATTAAACGAGTAGGATGTGCTAATTTAAAGACATTAATTGAAGGAGATAAGTTAATTATTAACTCTTTCAAAATCATAGAGGAAATGTCAACTTTTGCTAAAAGAGGTCAATCCTGGCAGGCTGAGGACGGTAGCAATGATGATTTGATGATGTGCTTAGTTATCTTTGGTTGGGTATCAAATCAAGGATACTTCAAAGAATTGACTAATCAAAATGCTCGTATGCAAATGTATGCTGAACAACAAAATTTAATAGAACAAGATATGGCACCGTTTGGTTTTGTAGATGACGGTGTTAATACTGAAGAAAATGAAGAAACAATAGACGAATATGGAGATAGATGGATACCTGTGGTGCGTAAAAACCATTAGGTTTGTGTTTATTATAAATATCAGTAAGAATGAAATTTAACTATGGGCGTATGAATAATACGAGTTTTGAATAAAATGACAACTAAATTAGCTAATTAGAGGAGAATAACTTATGGCATTTCAAGTATCACCTGGTGTTCTCGTACAGGAAAGAGATTTAACAAGAATCATTCCTGCAGTATCAACTTCAATCGGTGCAGTTGCTGGACAATTCAGCAAAGGTCCGTTAGATGAGATAGTTTCTATTTCTAGTGAACAAGAACTTGTAGATACGTTTGGTAAACCTGATAGTACGAACTTTGAGTATTTTTTCAGCGCTGCTAACTTCTTACAATATTCTAACTCATTAAGAGTAGTACGAGCTACCCAAACAAGTTTAGTCAACGCTACCGCTGGTGGCTCTGGTTTGCTTGTAAAAAATAAACAAGACTACGAAGATAATTACTCAACTGGACAAGGTTCAGTAGGTACTTTTGCTGCTAGATCAGCAGGTGCTTGGGGTAATAGTCTTTCAGTAGCAACTTGTCCAAGTGCTAACGCATTTGAACAAACAACAACTACATCTCAACAAGTAGATGGAGGCGCTTCTGTTGGTGCAACTACAATAACGGTTGACTCAGACGCAACAAGTTACCTTAATATCGGAGACGTTATTGAGTTTTCTTCAACTGCTTCAGGTGTAGATTTTACTACTGGTGAAAAATATAGAGTAACTAACCTTACTTCAACGGTCGTAACAATTGTACAACATCCTAGAGGCGAAGGCGGTTTAATAACTGCTGTTGTAGATAACGCAAGAATCAAAAGAAAATGGAGATACGCAGATCAAGTTGATGGCGCTCCAGGAACTTCTGCTTGGACTTCTACAAGATCAGGTTCTGGCGATGAAATACACGTAGTTGTAATAGATGAAGACGGAGGAGTTTCAGGAGTACCTGGAACGGTTTTAGAATCTTATTCTAAATTATCAAAAGCTTCAGACGCAAAATCACCACAAGGAGATGTTAACTACTATCCAAGTGTAATTAGTAACAAATCTAGTTACGTATTTTGGATGGATCATAACACTTCTGGAACCAATTGGGGTAACGCAGCCGCAGGAACAACATTTACTGCTGTTGATGTACCTACAAGTGAATCATTATCTGGCGGAGTAGATGGTTCTGCTGCTACTGACGGTCAATTAAAAACTGCTTACGAGAAGTTTAATGACGCCGACACGGTAGATGTAGGATTATTAATCGCTGGACCAAGTGGTTCTGCTTCACACGTTGAAAGTATGATTACAATTGCAGAAAATAGAAAAGATGTAGTTGTATTCGCTTCACCGCAAAGAAGTGATGTGGTTAATGTATCAAACTCAAATACACAAACAAGTAATGTAACTGGTTTCTTTGATGGAATTAGATCATCTTCTTATGTTGTATTTGATAGTGGTTACAAATATTGCTACGATAGATACAATGATGTGTACAGATATGTACCATTAAACGGAGACATTGCTGGATTGGCTGCTAGAACAGACATATTAGCGGATTCTTGGTTCTCACCTGCAGGATTAAACCGAGGTGTAATTAGAGGCGCTGCTAAATTAGCATATAATCCTACAAAATCACAAAGAGATGATCTTTACACAAGTAGAGTAAATCCAGTTGCAACTTTCTCAGGACAAGGAACAATCTTGTTTGGAGATAAAACTGGTTTATCATCACCGAGTGCATTTGATAGAATCAATGTTAGACGATTGTTCATCACTTTAGAGAAGGCAGTATCAACTGCTTCTAAATTCCAACTCTTTGAATTTAATGACGAATTTACAAGAGCGAACTTTAGAAACATTGTAGAACCTTTTTTAAGAGAAGTACAAGGTAGACGTGGTATCACAGACTTTTTAGTAGTGTGTGATGAAACTAACAACACAGGCGAAGTAATTGATAGAAATGAATTTGTTGCAGAAATTTTTGTAAAACCTGCAAGAAGTATCAACTTTATCACATTATCTTTTGTCGCAACCAGAACTGGCGTTTCTTTTGAAGAAGTCGCTGGGTAATTAGTAGAGGAGAAAAAATAAAATGGCAAACATAAATGACTTCAAAGCTAAACTTGCTGGTGGTGGCGCAAGAGCCAATCAGTTTAAGGTAACTATGCCTTTTCCTGGTTACGCACAAGTTGGTGGAGAAATAGAAGACTTAGCGTTTCTATGTACAAGTACAACAATACCTGCTATGACGGTAGGTAATGTTAATGTTCCTTTTAGAGGTAGACAGATCAAAGTTGCAGGTGATAGAACATTTGCAGATTGGTCAATTACGGTTCTTAACGATACGAACTTTAAGTTAAGAAATGCTTTTGAAAGATGGCAAAATGGTATCAACAATATGTCAGACAACGAAGGATTATCAAATCCTGTTGACTATCAAGTTGACGCTTTTGTTGACCAGTTGGACAGAAACGGTAATACATTAAAATCTTATACTTTAAGAGGCGCTTATCCTGTGGATATAGCGGCTATTGATTTGAATTTTGCAACGAATGACGAAGTTGAAACATTTGGTGTAACTTTCCAATATCAATATTTTGAAACAAACACTACTACATAGTAGATAAATTTAAAGGGCGCCGTCAAAAGCGCCCTTTTAAAACTATTATAAGTATTAGGAGAAACAAAGGATAAATTATGGCAGAGTTATTTGGTTTTAATATAACTAGAGTTAAACCACAAACAGATCCAAAACAACAATTCAGTCAACCTCAAGCGGAAGACGGCACACAGGTAGTTGCCGCTGGTGGTTTCTTTGGTAGTTACCTTGATATGGAAGGTACTGCTAAAACTGAGCAGGACTTAATTAGAAGATATAGAGAAATTGCTTTACATCCAGAATGTGATATGGCAATTGAGGATATTGTTAATGAGGCAATTACTTCTAATGAAAATAGACAATCTGTAAAAGTTGTAACTGATGGTTTAGATTATTCTTCAGCTATTAAACAAAAAATAGAACAAGAATTTGCTGAAGTATTAAGACTATTACAATTTAACACAAGAGGACACGACCTCTTTAGAAGATGGTATGTTGATGGAAGAATCTTTTTCCAAAAGGTTATTGACGCTGAAAACACAAAGAACGGTATAACAGAATTAAAGTACCTTGATCCTAGAAAGATTAAGAAGATTAGAGAAGTTAGAAAGAGAAGACCTGAAGGTATGGTTTCTCCTACTAACATTAATATTGCAGACGAAACGGTAGAATATTTTGTATATAATGAAAGAGGTATACAAGGATCGGCTGCTATTCAAGGAATTAAAATTGCTGTGGACACTATTGCATTTTGTCCATCAGGAATGATAGATCAGAATAAGAATGGTTTAATATTATCTTATTTACATAAGGCAATTAAACCTGTCAATCAGTTAAGAATGATTGAAGACGCTGCTGTGATTTACAGAATCGCAAGAGCACCTGAAAGAAGAATATTTAAGATTGATGTAGGTAATTTACCTAAGGCAAAAGCAGAATCTTATTTAAGAGATGTTATGGCAAGATATAGAAACAAACTTGTTTATGACGCTTCAACAGGAGAAATAAGAGATGACAGAAATTATATGTCAATGCTTGAAGACTTTTGGTTGCCAAGTAGAGAAGGTGGTAGAGGAACAGATATTACTACACTTCCAGGTGGTGCTAATTTAGGTGAAATAGCAGACATAGAATATTTTAGAGCAAAATTATATAGATCATTAAACGTACCTGTAAGTAGATTAGAGGCAAGTCAAGGTTTCAATCTAGGTAGATCATCTGAAATTAGTAGAGATGAATTGAAATTTACTAAATTTGTAGGTAGATTAAGAAAGAAATTTACAGAATTGTTTAATGATTTATTAAGAACACAATTAATAATCAAAGGTGTAATTTCTGAAACAGAATGGCCAATGGTTAGAGATAGTATCTTCTACGACTTTTTACAAGACGGTCACTTTGCAGAATTAAAGAATACTGAAATGTTAAGAGAAAGACTAAACTTGGCAAGAGAAGTAAGAGATTATGTTGGTAAATATTTTTCTGTTAATTATGTTAGAAGAAACATATTAAAACAAACAGAATCAGAAATTAAGAAAATGGATGCTGAAATCAAAAAAGAAATTGATGACGGCATAATTTCATCACCTGAAGTACAAACAACAGGTAATGATGAATTAATATAGGAGAAAAAATGAGCGAAGAAGTAAAACAATTTATAGATAAGATGGCAAAAAACGATATGGTCGGTGCTGGCGATGCTTTTAAAGACGCTTTAAGAGCAAAAGTTGGGGATCAATTAGATGTGAAAAGACAAGATGTTGCTGGAAATATGTTTCAGGCACAACCTCATAGTGATCCAAAACCAGAGATCGCAGGTACAGGTACTTTTACACAAGATGGACAAGTTGAACCTACAGGTGCAAACGCACAAGAAACACAACCAGAAACACCAGAGGTATCGGATGCAGAAAGTCAGCCAGCTAATACAGACGCAACAGGCGTTTAATAGTAAATCTTATAACGATTTGTCGCCAGTTTTAAAAGAGGCGATTAACGACACAATGAAATTAGTTAAGAGTGATGGTAATTTATTATTTAACTTTGAAAATGCAATTAATAAAGTTGCAGAATTTCATAATGTCAACAAAGACGATATTGAAGAATACTTTGATAACGAATTAAAAGAACAAGTGGGAGAATAAAATGGCGTGGGTAGATGTACCAGGATCAAATAGTATTTGGCAGTATGATAATGCTGCTACTATTTCTAATACTTACAAAGATTCAGCAGATGGCAGTAATGTTGCTATCTCTGGTGGTATTAGAACTTTTACTAAACCAGGTGGTGGATCGACTCAAGTTTACATAAGAACTAGAAAGAAAGGCGAAACGGTAGAACGAGGCGAACTTTCTAAAACTTTTTATGACGCACAATAGGAAATAGAAATGGCAGATATAGTATCAACACAAGTATTATCAGACACATCTGGAGTTAAGTACGTTGCAAAATTGACTAACATATCAGATGGTTCTGGTGAATCTTTAGTTAAAAAAATAGACGCTTCAAGTGCAACTTTTATGACCGAAGATGGTAGTAGAAAGATTGCAAAAATATGGTGGTCTGTTAATACAACAAAATCTAATGCAAGTGTAGAGTTAGTATGGGGTGGTGAAACAAACGCAACAGCAATGTTATTAAATGGTCAAGGTTATTGGGATTTAAGAACTGCTGGTAATGAGATTGTTAACAATGCTACTACACCTACAGGTGATGTTTTACTATCTACAAGGGACTTTGTAGTAGGGGATAATTACACGATTTTAGTAGAGTTTAGATAAAAAAAGTTATAAATATACAAGAGAGAGAATAAATGAAGTTAATATCCGAAGAAATCACAAACGCAGAATACCTAGTTGAAGAAACTAACGGTAAGAAGAATTATAAAATTAGAGGCGTTTTTCTACAATCAGACTTAAAAAATAGAAATGGACGTGTCTATCCCAAAGACATATTGAATAATGAGGTAGAAAGATACAATAGAGAATTTATCAACAAAAAACGTGCATTTGGTGAGTTAGGACATCCTGACGGACCAACGGTAAATCTGGAAAGAGTTAGTCATATGATTACTAAACTTGCACCAGATGGACAGAATTTTGTAGGTGAAGCAAAGATAATGAACACACCATACGGTAAGATTGTAAAAGGTCTTATTGACGAAGGTGCTCAACTAGGAGTATCTAGTAGAGGTATGGGTTCGTTAGAAACAAGAGGTGGCGCAAACTATGTAAAAGATGACTTTTACTTGGCAACCGCTGCTGATATAGTCGCAGATCCAAGTGCTCCAGACGCTTTCGTAGAAGGTATTATGGAGAGTAAAGAGTGGGTTTGGGACAACGGAGTACTCGTAGAAAAGAGCATAGAATCTTGGAAACGAGAGATAGAAAGTGCGAAAAGACACGCTTTAGCAGAAGCTAAAATAAAAGTCTTTAAAAACTTTCTTTCAAATCTCTAGTTTTAT